AGCAGTTACAGTAATAGAACCAGTAGCAGATGAAGAAGCACTCAAATTGTAAGTGCCAGTTGTACCTGAACCAGTCGCGAAAGAGGTAATATAAGAACCAGAAGTAATACCAGTACCAGTAACATATTGACCAACGGTCAATGGGTCACCAGATTGCAACACGGTTACAGTCAACACTGTACCAGTTACAGAACCAGTAACTACAGAAGAGGTTGCATTTTTTGCAGTGCCCATAAAGGTGGGCGCGGAACCTAGAAATAGGTCATCACTAAATTGTGGCATTTGTCTTTCTCCTTGAAAAGCTTAGACAGATTACATTAAAAAGAAAGGGCTGAGCTTTTGACTCAGCCCTTGTACTACTTAGACTCCAGGTGTTCCATACATAGAACGCCAGTCAGTCCAGCTTGGCCAATAACGCTCAGTGGCTTTGTAGCGCATGGAGTCGGTTTCAAAATCGCCTTCCATGGTCTTCTCAAGCGCACGACGCATCATCAACTTCATGCCTTCTGGTGCATCTGTTTGAACCCACCAGTTAGTTGCTGAAGTCAAACGGCTGATTACTGAAGCACCTTCTGGTAGCAAGCCAATTGATTTAATTGGATTGATATCATTGTTTGCTGTACCTGTACGCAGAACTGACTTTAACAATACTTCGGCTTGAAACACGTTGCCAGGTGCTACAACCAATTTTAGTGGTTGTAAGCGGATCTTCTTACCGTTGTTGTCAACAGCTTGACGAACCTGAATCAACATTTGCTCAAGTGAAGTCTGGGATAAGTTAGCAGCAGTAGAAAGTATATTACTTGTTGTGCCGTTAACGATTGGGTGAGCAGTACTATTCAATGCAACACCATCACCGCCAGTATAAGCACTATTGAAAGCGCGGTTAAGAATGTTAGCACAGAGCAATTCTTTAGTTTCAATCAATGATTGAGCTAAATGTTTTGCATATACCTGTCCAATACGGATATGGTCACCATCTTCAACTAAAACTTTAGTCAAAGCAAATGCCAAACCAAAGACTTGGTATACATAGCGTTGCAGGAATAACACACCACCTTGTTGATAGCTTACTGGGCTACCGTCAGGCAATTGAGGAGCTGCACCAAAACCGTACAGTACTGGCTCTTCATGGTAGTTACGTGGAATGCCTGATTGTTCACGGAAAACCGTGGACCATTCATCGGCACGTTGGTCATAGACACCGTCAAAAGATTCGTTGAGGATAGGCTCAACTATTGATCGGAAGTCCGTACTGCGCATCGGGGCTGCCATAGTTCAGTTCTCCTTTAGATTGCGGTTACTGCAGCAACGAACTGAGGTTTAGCAACTTGTACACGTACTACTGTATAAGCGTCTCCCCAAGCATTGTCTACATACGGTGCGATATCAACAATACGCATTTGACCTTGTGTGCTTGATCCTACCAATGAGGCAGAAAGAGTACATTGGGACAAACCAGTGGTTGTTGAACCAGCCGTTAGATTAGTGAAGTTTGCTTCGTTACCGATAGCAGTTTGTGCAACAGCGCCATCAGCTTGGATTTCATAAACGATCTGTTGATCATTATAGAAATAAGCGATGATGTTTGTGCCTGTTGTACTGGCTGGCCAGTAATTAGAAACACGACGACGACCAGTTGTATCAGTAAACTCGACACCTTGGAATGAACCTGAAAAAGCTTCAGTCGTAGCGACGGGAATAATCTGACCACTGTTCGCGGAATACGAGACTGGCTGACCTTTTAAAATATTGGTCGCATAGCCAGACGGGATACCATTTGTTAGAGCCTGAGCACGTTCCAAACCAGTTGGGAAAAATGCGGGGCGCAAACCAAATGGAGCGTTAGTAGCTGACATAGATTGCTCCTTAAAATGGTTAATAGATTTTGGTTTTAGCTTTGTTCAAAGCCGATTTAGCAAAATCACATTATCGCGATTTTAAGTGCTGCGAATTCTTTAGAACTAAGCGCTAAACTTCTAGCGCTTATATAAAACTGATTATATCCCTATTTATTCAAATATGGGAGCTTTTTTACCCATATCAAATTCCATACCGTCACCTTCAATATTGCCTAGGCGTTTACCACTGTTATCCTTGGCATTCAGAAGCTGTTCTTGCTGGATTTTGATCTTTGTTTGCTCGTCCATCGGGGCATCATGATGCATCTCTTGCATGATTTCTTGATAGAGTTCATTAGGGATCTTGTACAGAACCATCTCATTAACGGAAATAAAGCCTTCCATTTCACCAGATTTAACCTTCAGATGTTCAAAACCAGGCACATCTTCAGCTGTGACAGGTGTATACCCCATTCTGAGTCGCTTATGAATCGGATCATACGTGGAGGTAGTTGACAACCAGCAAGGGTGAAAACCAGGTATCGCCGGTACTGTCGGTAAGGCTTCTTGCTGCCACTCAGATCTGAACATACGACGACGCTCTTCTGATGAGATCATCTTATCTTCTGGGGGTTGACGGGATGCATCTTGAGATGCACGGGATTCACGACCTGCAGTCGTGTTTTTCTTTAAACGATCATCACTCATGATTAGCCTCTATTCTTGTTTGCACGGTCATAATCAATGAACCGTTGTGTCATTTTTTTACGTAACTCAGGGTTATCCCAAGCACCCGCTTCTTTCATTGCTGCCACACGTTCCGGACTAATCCTAAATTCATTGGATTTTGTTGTCGCGATGGTGTCTCTGCCTGAACTGGTCATAACTGACCTCGGCCGAAGTGCTTTTTGAGCACTAGGGCTTTGCTTAGGCAAATATTTGCTAAGTCGATCACTTAGTTCGTCCCAATAATCTTCAGAAGTTGGGTCGTAACCTTCATCTGTAAGCTTTTTGTCAACGATCTGAGCAATCTGAGACTCCTCATTGCCCCCTCGTGGGTCATACCATGGGTTATCTTCCATCCAATCAGCAGCCATCTTCTGAACCATCGGATCAGGTACTTGGATGTTCTGTTGTTGTGGTTGGTTGATTTGACGAGTTGCGTTTTGCTTGACATTTTCAAGTGACTCAAGTTTTCGCTTAGATTCATACCAGAGTTCTTGGGCTCGGGTAACACCTTCACCATCTTGATGAGCAACTGCTTCTGATAACTTCATCTTAGCATACTCAACTTGAACGCCAGCATCATCAATCGCTTTGTCAACTCTTGCCAATTCAGCGCCTGAACTCTTCCGTTCTACTACTGCTAGACGGTTAGATAATTCAGAATTCTGTCTTTTCAATGCATTGATAAGAGAATTTGATTCTTTAGCTTTTTCACGATGAATCTGCTTCTTTAAGCGACGCTCTTCACGCCTAGCTTCTCGAATTTTTTCGCGATCTTCATCATCAGCGCTACTCGTACCTGCGTCTAAGTCATCATCATGCTCATCCGCACCTGATTGTGGGTTTGATTCACCATCTGGTAGTTGTACTGCCGCACCGCCATCTTGCAACTCTTCTACGGCTAATTGTGTTTCCATTTTATCTGTTGGATTCATGCTAGTTTTCCTTTCAAAACTTAAATGAACGCTTTAATTGCACGAGGATCTCCCGTAACTTTGCCAATCAATTCATGGTCATTAAAGAAAGTAAAGAGCGCTTTTCCGTTTAACCCTGCTTCATCAACATAGTCTACTTCCCAGCGATCTCCGCCCCATTTAACTACACGGACGAAGTCACCGACTTCAGCCCATGCGCCTTCTGGCCACGGATCACTTGTGTCTCGCTGTTTAAATGCAATAGGCCCAACGGCTAGTACTTTGCCGATTTGAGTATTCCATTTTTCAGTCTCTTTTGTTTCTGGCGGCAATAAAATACCAGCGCTAGAAACCTTTTCTTTCACTGCGCGTAACTGAACGAGTACACGAGCGCCAAAGGGGATGATCATGGGATCAACATCTGGGAATGCTTCTTGAATCGTCTGCTCAACATCAAATGACATACGTCACTCCTTTTAAAAGCTCTATACAGAGCGGTTTTACTACAAATCTTTGTCTTGCTCTTTCAGTAATTCATCAATCATACTAAGAGCTTCACCAAGCCCTTGATTGACGCCTACTAGACGGTGGTATGCTTCAATATTAATTGCCCCACCATCTGCAAGTGAAAGGGCAATTTCTAGTTGCCGATTCTTTAATCTTCCAATTAGATCAGCGACCACGTGCTGAACCGCCTTTTTTCATTGTAGCAACTTTAACTTTGCCTGCATTAAAATTAGGCTTAAGAGGCGCGCCTTTTGCAGGTAAATTAGCTGCTTTACTTTCAGCAACAGCTCCGCCATTTGCAAATTTACGAATAATGCCGCCTGTTTTTTTGCTTTTTAGTTGCTGTTCTTGGTAATTAGTTAGTCTAGAATCACCAAACGGCTTTTCTTGTTCTTTTAGTTGCTGTTCTTGGTAATTAGTTAGTCGTGCGCCACCACCGTCTGCAAACTTACGAACACCACCGCCTTTTTTAAGCTTGTTGCCTTCGGTAATTCCCATTGCCATTTTTTTATGCGCGCTAATTGCTTCAGTCATTTGATTCTCCTTGTATAGGTTGTGGTGCTGCAGGTTGTGGTTCTGCTGATTGTGCTGCTAATTGTTGTTGCATTGCATTTTGCTGTGCTTCTTGAGCGGATTGTTGTGAACTTTGCACATGTTGTTGAGCTGCTTGCTGCAGTGCTTGTTGATGTTCTACTTCTGCTTGTTTAGATTCAAATTGCTTTTCAATAGTTAATGTATTGATGTCATGCGTCATTTTAGCAGCTTCAATTTGCTGTTGACTTACAATTTGAGCTTCTTTTATCTGACCATCTTGATTCTGTTTCTGAGCATCTAATTGCAATCTAGCTGCATCAACGGCTTCTTTACGCTTCGTTTCTGCCATTGAAGTTTGTGTAAGGGCATTCACTTGAGCCATGATATTTGGATCAGTAGGCGGCATAGGTTGCTGTTGTTGTATGGTGCGCATCATCTGCATCATCTGTTGTATGCCTTGCCCTACCTCACTAAGCTTCTCAGTGGAGTCTTGATGTACGTGCTGTAATGCAGCTGCCAAGAGTTTCTGAGCTTCTTGTGGAATTTCTTTAACTTTCAATGCATCATATGGGCTACCTAATGCAGCTGATGTATATGCATCGGCTTGGTTCAAGTACCAAAGCGTCAAATGCTGCTTTAGATGCTCGAGGCATGCGGGTATGAATGATGGGGCAACAATAGGGTTTGCACCAAAAATAGGATCTTTAGCATATGAGATATGTGACAAGAAATGCGCAATATGGTCTTGGTTGGGGAATGCGCCAACAGGCCTGCCAAGGGTCATTGACACATTCTCTAATGCAGGGTTCATGTTCTCCACTTTATGCGGATCAGGCAGAACACCATTAATGTCAGAGATCTTGATCTGTTTAAGAATGCGCTTTTCAACTTCTAGACGATTATATAAGTCAGGGTTTTGCTGAGCACGTTGAGAAAGCGTTTGAATTTGAGCATAGCGCTGTGACTCTGCAAAAATGTGCGGATCGCTAACTGGAATAATATCCGAGTTATAAATAAAATCATCTTGCGTAACTTGTAAATCAGCCACAATCTCTGTTTTACGCTGCTCATCTAAGTACCAGCGATTTAAACGAGTCAATACTTTAAAGACGCGGCGCTGTGAATCATGCAAGCGTGAATGAATTGAGCTAAAGACTACCGAGCCTTGCTCAATCAATGCTTGAGTAGTGCCCACAGGAGCATTAGATGTTACATCTGCTATCTTCTCTTCTGCAGTTGTAACTACACCTTTAGCAGCTGCTGTTAACCAACCTAGTAACTGAAACAGAACAGGCGATGGCGGATTAAATGGAACTGCCATGGCAATCTTACGAATGTCGTCTACTCCTGGTGCTCCTTCGATCTCAGATACTTGCGTAGGTTCGATGACTTGAGATTGACCCGAGATTTTCGCTCCTTTAAG